AATAAGATCTCCCGAACGAAGGAAAGAATTTTTGCTGCTCTTGTCTATTTCAATCACATAAGATTGTGTGTCTTCAATCTGTGGAAACTCCAGCTCCTCCCAATCATTGGTATTTGGAAATCCCGCTGCATCAAAATTTTTCTCGGAAACGGTTGACAGGCGGATTGACTTCAAACGCATGTCACCCGGGCTGGTGGCGACCGGGACCTCCTGATCAATGAGGCCGACGAAATCCATAAAGGTCGTCTGAGTTGCTTCCAGAATCTTCGATATGCTTTCCGTGCTTGGCCACCGCTGCTTGCCCTCATGGGTGATCCGCTTGCTCTTGTTGAATGTTGTCGGATCGAGGCCCGCCCGCTTGGCGAGGCCGGATGGAGTCAAGGAATTGTGCAGAGCAAGCCGATCGACGCCCCGCCAGATCTGCTCATGGGTCAACATCCCGCCCGGTCCTCCATCTTCAGGGGTGAAGGTAAGAATGTCTTACTAGACATTTTGCGTCACTAAGTATATATTCCTTTGAAAGGAACGGCTTTGGCTCAATCATGATCGTGATCGGATTTCAGCGTGCAAGCTGCTGGCAGCTGGCGTGGCTCAAGTGTGGGTTTCGTCACTGCTTCGCCTACAGGGCTGTCGGTGACAGCTGGATAGCCTGTGATCCGCTCAGCCACGGCATAGAGTTGCAGCTAGCAGGCCACACCCGAACGCGGGGCCTGCTAGCCTGCCTGGCGGCGGTCGGCAGCACGGCCGTCGCATGTCGGCCGACTGTGCTGCTGCGACCGCTGCCATGGCTGCGGCCGTTCACTTGTGTCGAATTCTGCAAGCGGCTCGTTCGCTGTGCGCGGACCGACGTCATCACCCCCTACCAGTTGTTTTGCGAGCTCATGCGCGTGGGCGGCAGGGCTTGACACGATGAGAAAAGGAGTATATACCTATTCTGTCTTCCCAAGAACTCGGAGTTCTGCATGACCCGATCGTCAATTCCTGCGCTACTCGCGGGGTTCGCGACTGCCCGGGAACGTCGTCTTCCTTGGGAAGCCTTGTGGCGTGACTGCTATGCCTATGCCCTGCCAATGCGGGGTCATGGCCTGGCGCACTCCTTTCTGGCCGGGACGAACCATGCCGAGCGCCTGTTCGACGGCACGGCGCCGGATGCCGTTGAGCAGCTTGCGGCCAGCTTGCTCGCCGAGTTGACGCCCCCGTGGTCGCGGTGGTTCGGGCTCAAGCCCGGTCATGATGTCGACCCGATGGACGCCGAGGCGCTGGCAGCCGTTCTGGATGCTGCCGCGTTGCGCCTGCAGGGCCATTTCGAGCGCTCGAATTTCGCGGTCGAGATTCACCAGTGCTTTCTCGATCTGGTGACGACGGGAACCGCAACGCTCCTCTTCGAGGAAGCACCGATCGGCTCCTCCTCGGCATTTCAGTTCACGGCGATCCCGGCTGCCGAGATCTACATCGACGGTGACGCCAATGGCGCGATCGACCGACACTTCAGGACGACAACGGCATCGTTGGCGCAACTGCGGTCACGTTTCGGCCAATGCCAACAACTGGCCGAAATTCGCTCGCCGCATGCTGATGAAAGCAGTGTCAGGCTGGAGCTCGTCGAGGCGGTCGTCAGTATCGGCTCCCGGTTCAAGTATCAGGCGATTCTGCCGGCTCAGCGTGATTTCGTTCAGACTCCCTTGATACTGTCCGAGGGGCTTTTCGAGCAGTCACCATTCCTGACGTTTCGGTGGATGAAGGGAACCAGCGAACTCTATGGCCGCTCGCCGGTCATGACCGCGCTGCCCGATATCAAGACGGCGAACAAGGTCGTGGAGCTCGTTCTCAAGAACGCGTCCATTGCCGTTACGGGGATCTGGTTGGCCGAGGACGATGGCGTCCTGAATCCAGCCAATATTCGACTTGCCCCCGGCAGCATCATTCCAAAGGCCGTGGGCTCAGCCGGTCTCACCCCCCTTCAGGCACCCGGTCGGTTCGACGTATCCGAGCTGGTCCTGAGCGATCTGCGTACCCGCATCCGGCATACGTTGCTCGCCGACCGGCTTGCGCCCGTCAATGATCGCCGGATGACGGCAACCGAGGTCCTGGAGCGCAGCGCCGAGATGACGCGACTGCTCGGCGCCATCTACGGGCGCCTGCAGACCGAGTTGCTGACGCCGTTGCTGCAACGATCGCTGGCCATTCTCCGCCGTCGTGGCGAGGTGCCCGCCGTCACTCTCGATGGCACGATCGCGGAGATCCTCTATCGGTCGCCGCTCGCGCGCATTCAGGCCCGCGAGGAGGTCCGCAACGTCATCCTGTGGCTCGAGACCATTGCCAAGATCGGTGGCGACCCTCGGCAGTTTGCCGACCTTAGCGAAACCGCGAGTTGGCTCGCGGAGACACTCGGTGTGCCGAACAGTCTCGTGCTTCGCCAGACCTTCGGTATGGAAGGGGACCGAGATGCATGAGACCGACGCGTCGAACGGGTGGTCCTGGTTCGATTCGCCGCCGCCGGACAATACGAGGGATGATGCTCTGAGCAGGGCAGCAGGCGCCTGCTTCGCCGGTCCCGACGGTGATCTTCTGTTGCGACACCTGCGATCGATGTTCGTCGATCGGCGGGTTCCACCCGATGCCAGCGATTCGACGCTCCGACACGTCGAAGGGCAGAGATGCGCGATCGATTACTTGACGCGGTTGGCGCGTCCGAGAGGTTGAAGATGCAGACAAGTGACTTCCTGACCGATTCCGATCCCGGCGATCGCGAGGAGGATGGCGTCAGCGCCGACACGCCGGAGCTCGAATCAACGCCTCAGCTACCAGCGGCAACAGTCGAGCGACCCGAAGGTGTGCCGGAGAAGTTCTGGGATTGCGAGGCCGGCGGCATTCGGACGGACGCTCTCCTTCAATCGTATCTCGAGCTGGAGCGGAGGCTGGGTCGATCATTGCCGAAGCCCGAGAACGAGGACGATGCCGCAGGCATGGATCGCCTTTGGGAAGCGCTCGGTCGTCCGAACGCTCCCGATCAGTATGCCTTGAGACCGTCGCATCCTCTGATCGAGCCCGACCCTGCCGTGAACCAGAAGCTTCACGAGGCCGGCTTCACACAACGCCAGGCTCAGCTCGTCTACGATCTCGCGGCCGAGCATATCCTGCCGATCGTCAGCGAAGCATCGACCGAGCTCGCTGCAACGCGCCAGATCGATCGGCTCAAGGATCATTTCGGCGGCGAGGATGCGTGGCGTATCACGGCCAGTCAGATCAAGGCCTACGCCGAGGCGAACCTTCCAGCCGAGGTCTGCGGTGCACTCTCGACCAGCTTTGAAGGTGTGTTGGCTCTCCACGACATGATGCGCAAGGCCGAGCCCGACATCATCGGCATGGCCGGCTCGGGCCAGATGGGTACCAGTGAAGAGAGCTTGCAAGAGATGATTCGCGATCCCCGCTACTGGCGCGATCGCGATCCGACTCACGTCAGAAGAGTCACGGAAGGTTATCGCAACCTCTATCCCGACTGATTCGCTGACGGGCGGCGCCTCGGGACAACCTCTTCGGCCCCCTGGCGCCGCCGCTTCCGTCTGAGCCGGCGGCCCGCGCGGACAACTGCTGGCTCTCCCCTTGTCGCGACTACAGAAACCCAAGGTGCGCGATGTCCATTACCATTGACCAGGCGTTCTCGAAGCAGTTCGAGCGCGAAGTTCACGAAGCCTATCAGCGTCAGGGATCGAAGCTGCGCTCCACCGTGCGTGTGAAGAACGGGGTGCGCGGTAGCTCGACGATCTTCCAGAAGGTCGGAAAGGGAGCGGCTTCGACCAAGGCGCGGCACGGGATGGTGCCCGTCATGAATGTCGATTTCAGTGCGGTAGAGGCCACGCTGGTGGACTACTACGCTGGTGAGTGGGTCGACCAGCTCGACGAGCTCAAGACCAACCTGGACGAGCGGCAGGTCCTCGCCAACGCCGGCGCGTTCGCGCTGGGGCGCAAGACCGACGAGCTCATCATCTCGGCACTTGCGGCCGCTACGCATTCGGCCGGCGATCCCGCGACCGGGCTGACGAAGGACAAGGCGCTAGAAGCGTTCGAGATGCTGGGTTCGGCGGACGTGCCGGACGACGGCCAGCGCTACGCGGTGATCGGCTGGAAGCAGTGGTCGGATCTGCTCAATGTCGCCGAGTTCGCCAATGCCGAGTTCGTCGGCGACGAGCAGCTTCCCTGGCGCGGGACGCAGGCGAAAGTATGGCTCGGCACGCTCTGGATGCCGCATTCAGGGCTGACCGAGGTCGACAATGTGCGAACCTGCTTCTGGTTCCACAAGAGCGCCATCGGCCATGCGATCGGCCAGGATGTCAAGACCGACATTACCTGGCACGGTGATCGTGCGGCGCACTTCATCTCGAACTCGATGTCGCAGGGAGCGGCCCTGATCGATGACTACGGCGTCGTCAAGATGCCCTGCCTGGAGATCTGACGATGGCCTACTCGTCCAGCAACCTGAGTGCCATTTCGTATGCCAATGGATTCACTCTCTGGCATTACCGGACGGATGACCTCATCGCCGACGTCGATAACGTTGGATACTTCAACGACGCGAGCAAGATGCTGAGAACCGGTGATTTCGTTTTCGTCAACGCCGGTGTTGAGGACATCCCGACGCATGGGGTCGTCGTCGTTCTTTCCAACACCGGCGGTGTCGTCAATGTCAGCAATGTCACGCAGTTCGGCGCCATCGACACCGACTGACCGTCGAGACGAGTGACTATCGTTTCATTGACCGTTGCGTCGCGGGGCGGGGGCCCGCCCCCCCCGCCCCCCCCCCCCAAAAATAACCGGCC